AATCGGACATGACTGTTGGTTCTCAAGAACTTGCTTGCGCATCAGGGTTCTGCGAGATACAATAATGGAAGAATATTTTTTTCAAATGGTTTGTGCTATTTGCGATGCAGAGACACATGTAACAATTATCAACGATGATGAAAAACCAGGATTCTGTCCAATGTGTGGAACAGAGGGAGAATTCAAAGAGCAATGAGTTGGTACTACGAAGGCAGTGTTTACGAACCTGAAGAATCAGAACTATCTAACTATGCGGGGTTCGTTTACTGTATCGAAGAAGTCTCAACTGGTATGAAGTATATCGGAAAAAAATTATTCTGGCGATCAAAGATTCTCGGTATAACTAAAACGCGCAAACGAAGAAAAAAAGTTTTAGTAGAATCAGACTGGCGTAAATACTTCGGGTCTAATAAAAAACTCGTTGAGCGAGTCCAGGAGAACCCTGAAGAGGACTTTAGACGGTATATTCTGAAGTTGTGTAAAACAAAGGGCGAATGCTCGTATTACGAAGCGAAATTACAATTTGATCATGATGTATTATTGCGTGATGATTTTTACAATGAAATGATAATGTGCAGAATTAATTCTAAACATTTATCTTTACAAGACGAGAAAAGTTTATTACAATAGAGCTTATCTCACCAGAGGAGTGATATATTCCGTTTGCAATCACCCTGATACTTCTTTAAATTTATATATAATTAAGTAGGTAAATTTTATGAGCAACACAATTAGACTACAAGTATACGAAGTGTTTGATCTTGTTGATAAATCAAATTCAACTAAAGAGAAAATAAACGTACTTAAAAAACATGCATCAACACCACTCTTTGATGTATGCAGGGGATTCTTCGACCAGAAGATCCAATGGAACCTTCCTGCAGGAACACCACCTTATACTCCATATGAGGAAGGTCCTCCTCCGTCTACTTTACTCAAACAACATTTAAAATTCAAATATTTTGTTTCTGGTTTTCGTGAATCTGAAACTCTTAGCAAAATACGCAGAGAAAAAATGTTTTTAGACATTCTTGAATCTGTGCACCCAGGGGATGCGGAATTACTCGTATCGATGATCAACAAACCCAAAACGGTGAAAGGATTAACTAAAGATATTATTAAGGAGGCATTTCCAAATTTAATCCAAGATTGATTATTCCGATAAATTAACAACTTACAGGAGCGCCTATGGTTAGTGCTAATCAAATAGAACGATTAAAAAAAGACTCTCGAGAACTTGGTAATTATATTCACAATTTGAATAAGAGAGGAAAAGTTGAAGCTGCATATAAGATGGCAAAGAAACAGAGTTTTCTTAATAATGCTATCGAGCAAGTTGAGAATCGCGCAAGGGGGTGATCCTAAATCTAACGGGAGGGTGTTAATTCACCCTCCTTCCTTTTAACCTAAACATAAAAAATTAAATTATGAAAGCAACAAGATATGAGTATATGGAAGCAGTCACTAATTTTTTAGAGACTGAAGATTATCCTAAAGAATCTATTCTAGAAATCAGCGGAAATACTCAACTCTGGCATAAGTATTTTAACAAAGTTACCACTACTGAATTTCCTAAGATAGATGCACACAACTTACCATATGAGAACGATTCTTTTGATTGCATTCTACTCAATCAAGTATTAGAGCACGTCAAAAAACCATGGCAAGTCGTTAAAGAGGCCCACAGAGTCTGCACTCCTGGTGGCATTGCGATCCTCACGTCACCTTTCTTTTATCAAATACATGCATGGCCAGAAGACTATTGGAGATTTACACCAGAAGCATTAGAAATATTGTGTGAAGATTTTTCTGAAATATTGCTAAATCATCGAGCAGGTAACGGAGAAATGATTAAACACATGGTGGATAATCCGAAAGATAGGTCGAGCGGAACTTTCATGAGACTAGCGACAATGAAAACAAATAAAGATAAATATTTTACGAACTCAACAATTATAGCGAAAAAATAATGCCTACATATACAATGAAGAACGTGAAAACTGGTGATACTGCAGATATGTTTTTAAAGATTGCAGAGAAAGAAGAAATGGTTGCAACTGGAGAATGGGAGCAAGTTTTCACTAGTCCAGCAAGTCTTGTTACTCACACCGGAAACATCATCAACAAAACCTCCGGAGATTGGAAGAATCATTTAGAGCGAATTCAAAAGAGTGCTGGTTCTAGAGTGGCAAACTCTATTAAAGTATGAAAACAAAGCAGCAACAATCTGAGAGTATGCACATCAGGTTAGACCTGATGGATACCATCGTACCTATCACACCGCGACAACAAGAAGCATGGAAAGCATGGAGGGAAGATGGACATCATCTTGCTTTGACAGGTACAGCAGGCACAGGTAAAACTTTTCTTGGAATATATCTTGCTCTCGAAGAAGTCATGGATAGAAGCACGCCATACGATACTTTGCGTATTGTTAGAAGCGTAGTCCCGACAAGAGAAATAGGGTATCTTCCTGGAAGCGTCGAAGAAAAACTTGAAGCATACACAGGACCATATCGTGCAGCTGCCAGTGAATTATTTCGCGACCCGAAAGCATATGATAAATTGGTACATAACAATTACATTACGTTTGAGTCTACATCTTTTATTCGTGGTGTTACATATGACAATAGCATCATACTAGTTGACGAAATGCAGAACCTAAACTTTCATGAGCTCGACTCCGTGATCACACGCGTAGGCGAAGCAACTAAAATTATTTTTTGCGGCGATTACCTACAATCTGATTTTAAACAAGAGAAAGACAAATCGGGTATTAACCAATTCCTTGAAATTCTGGATAATATGAAATCATTCACACACGTTCAGTTTGGATGGGAAGACATCGTACGCTCTGACTTTGTCAGGGACTATATAATGACTAAGGAATGGATGGGAATCAAATGAAACTGAGTCAAAATTTTACACTCGCGGAAATGATTAAAAGCAACACAGCAACAAGGAAGGGAATCGATAATAGTCCGAGCGACGAACACCTCGAAAGTCTCAAACTCCTTTGCGAAAACGTGTTGCAAAAAGTACGAGACGAGCACGGTCCAGTTCGAGTGAGTTCTGGTTATCGATCTCCTGATTTAAACGCAGCGATTGGCGGTTCAACAGCAAGTCAGCATAGCAAAGGTCAAGCAGCAGACTTTGAGTGCTCATCTATCTCTAACTACGATCTTGCCGTTTGGATCGACGAGAACTTAGAGTATGATCAACTCATCTTAGAATTTTATACTGCAGGAGAACCGTCTTCAGGTTGGGTTCATGTTTCATATAAAGAATCTGGAAATCGAAAGCAAGCGTTGACTGCAGTTAAAGAAAACGGAAAAACAGTTTATAAGGCAGGGTTGATACAATAATGGCAAAAGTAGTTAGCAACGCAGATCAAAGAATCATTAAACCGAAGGGGACTTCTATCGGTAATGGCATCTTGAAAACCAGTTCGATGAATAAAAAGAAGAAAGCGAACTTTAAAAAATATCGCGGTCAGGGTCGGTAATGGCAAAGTATGCACGTTTCGATCCTCGAAACAAAAAACAACGCAAGAACGAGAACGCGTTCTCTTCGAAGAAATTAAGTAGTAAACCGAAAAGAATACAAAACTGGAAAGAGTATCTTAGAAATGAAGAGAATGATATATCAAGTTTGCGTGGGAAAACCTTCGAAACTGTATGAAGCATGTATAGAGTCTGCTGAAAAATATTGCGCGAAATACGGGTTTGACCACATCGTTCAAACAAAACCTATTCTCAGAATCAAACCTGATCCATTTTTCACTAACCGATCTCAAGAATCGTATATGAAGTATGGGGGATATCTACCAATCTACGAAAAAGAAAACGCGTTTGACTATCTTGACGATTATGACCAGATAGCGATTATCGACGCTGATATCTACATCAAAGAAGGATCTCCTAATATTTTCGACGAATTAGGTGGTCATACTTTCGGAGCAGTGTGTGAACGAGAAATGCCTATCAACTCAACATACTTGAGTAAAATTGAAAACTATAGCAAGATGCAATATAGTATGTTAAAGGACGTTGATTGGAAATGGCATCACCATGGTTCCGCTGGCGCCGAATTTTTTAATATGGGTCTAATGGTTTTCTCGAGCGATCTTAGAGAATATCTACGCGGTCAAACTGCCCGAGAATTCTTAGACCGAATAGAATTTAAACGGTTCATTGACG